CTTATGAATCGGACAACTTCAGAGACCCAAATTGGGCTGAAGCCTCCGTCCCATCGCTACCTTTCGGAAGCGACCCACCGCAACTTTTTCCTCAGTTGCGGTTTGGCAGGCTCTCCACTCTTGTAAGGGAGTAGAGGGTCCGGTTCCTCGAAGAAGAACTGGGTTAAGCTGCCTTCGCCGTGGCCTTGAATCGCTGGTACTTTAGCAGTAACATCGATTATTTGTGACTCCATTCTATGGAGGCGGTCGTTGAATCGACTACGGAGATGATCCAATTTCCGTCCACAGAACGAATACAGGCCGACGGCCCCGAGCCCTAGGGCTACCGGTATACGAGCAAGCTCGGATTCCGGAACTGTCTTCGCCAGATACTCGGCGGTGTGCCAATAGCCTTTCTTGTGAAAGTTATTGGAGCACTCCACCACACTGGCTAGAGACTCGGGGGATCTGCTGTAGGCGCTACGAAAGTATGCCGGCGTTACATCTAAGCCGTCATAGGCATCCATTCCACAACTTTCCCGGAATTTACCGGTAGAGAAGGTTTTGGTGTCGTTTACTTTCAGTAGCAGGGTCTCAAGGAGACCCCTTAGCACCGGGTATGCATGCGAGGGGAGAATGATATCATCCCCAAACACGCGGACCTGATTGCGTATCTTAGAGAGGTGCTTCCAACTGGTGCACTCGTCCGCGATACCAACTGACCATATGGCCAGGATGGTGTAAACGATCGATTGAACCGGAAAGATAACAGCGCTACCCTGAGTCGCGAATTTGCGAAGCAAGACTGTTTCGCCATTAAGCGACGTAAGGGCTCTCGTTCGGCTAGCATGCAAGCCGTCCAAAAGAGGACGGTTAACCTGGAACAAATATTGAACCAGTCGCGTGCTGAGGCGATCAGATGCGGATGAAAGATCAACCGTAGCTAATTCGCCACCGAGCGACGCCTGTAGTGCCATTTCCTTGCTCTTTTCCTGCGATCGAAAGTCGATACAGGGAGAAAGAAAGCTGGTACCGCAGCGTTCCTCAAGCCACCGCCGGATTCCTTGTTGGATCCATTGGTGAGCTATTGGCTCTGCAGCAATCAGACGTGGGCCCTTTTGAGTTTTAGGGACCGCGTGCATTACAGAGGGGTGCTCCTCGTACGTTACATAGTCTGGCACACTCAACGAGGTGTTGGCATGCCAATCGTACGGGAAGACCGACTCTAATCTCTCGGACCAGAATTTGTGGTCGTTCTTGACGAATCCACGTTCTCTGTCCGAGACGGCACCAGGGCCGTGCTTTGGCTTTGTTGCAAACGGATCGAATTGTCCAAATGAAGAAAGAACTCTTGCAGAGAATCTGCGGAGTCCTTCCCAATTGTACTCATCGTCCAGTTGTAGCAAGGGGTCGGGAGTGTCAAACAAACATGTTTGACCGTTGAATTCAGCAGCTGGGCCCCAGATGGGGTGACCAGTAAGATGAGTCCAACTAGGGATATCACTATCCCACGTCTCAGACCGGTTACCAGGTAGAGATCTTTCAATCTCGTGAAATTGGGCCACAGATTCATCTGTGTATCTCTTTTCACATTCCATATTCAGTTTCTTGCAGAGAAGAAGTATCTGCCGGATAGACTGAATACAAGAAATATCTGGTGCAAGCCGCAGCATTCCATCAGGCTCGAATACGCCGTCAAAGAGGCCATGCAAGAAGCGTGGCCGCTCATCTGTGTGAGACTTCGCTCCAAAGTGAGGAGGTCGGTCACCGTAGGTGAGCAACCCGAGCTGTAAGCGGTAATCAAACCACTTACAAGAATCGGGCAGGGTTATCGTGAAGAACGGTAACCCTGAACTGATCGCTGCTTTACGCAGCCGGGACAAGTCCCTTTGAAGATCAGTTCTGATAGAGGGGTGCATATTTCCCAAATCTGTGAAGAGATGGGAATACAGCAGCTGCACTTCTTCAAGCATGCTGTGATCACGAGCCATAAGGTAATCCTTTTTGGTAAGGTGTCATGCCATGCCTGCACTACTCGTAGGGTGATGAATCCTACACTTTACACAGCCGCCGAGACTAGGTTGTAAGACCTAGTTTTCGCCGACAGTGAGGCCAGTATCGAGTGTAGCCAGGAGGGTAAGCATACCCACACTGAGCTGATCGAGCTTGGTCGGATCATTAAACTCACCTTCGCGAAGCGTATACGTGCAGGAGTAGAACTCCTGGTTCGTAGTCGGCGTAGCGAAGATCGTATGCTCAACGTAAACGTTGTGCCGATTCACATTCCCAGCCTTCCCGGAATCAACCGAGTGTCGGACGAGAAGTGTGATGAGTTCCGTACCGCTTTTCAGGCGATACGAAGATCCAAAGTTGTCCTGATTTTGACGCTGCAATACTTTTGCAGTACCGTTAATAGTCAGGGTAAGAGTAGATGCAAACATAGAAGTGCCTCCTTGGAGAGGGTTTCATCGAATAGCCCTCGTAGCATATATGCTTCCAAGGATCGACAGTTGCCGCGTACCCAGGATGGGTATGCGGAAGTGAGGTAGTTGTACCCCGCTGAAAACGGTACGTCGTTTGGTTTCACTGACCCTTCGGCCAGATGAAATAGTCCAACGATAGTTACCGGTGCCTCCAGACTTGCTGGGGAACTCCTGAGTCACGGTATAATGTGACATCACACACCCTTTCGGGGGTTGAGTTCCAGCATGATTGCCTAGTGCAGTCAGCGTTTGGCCCACGTTGCCAAAGTAATCGGCAAGCCAGGACCAAGGCAGCAGCTCCCATGCTACAGACGGTACGCTTCCAAGCGTAACGCCCAGTAGCATTTGACGGATGTTTTCGTCAGTGGGAGGAAGCGATGACAGAGAGTCAGGTTTCCACCTGACAACTGCCCATCTCTTCGCCTCTCGGCGGGTAGAGATTTCAACTGACTTTACTCCGATGCCACTACCACTACCATTGACAGAGTCAATGGTACGGACATAGTCCGGTAGGACATCGGAAACTGCGTCCAGCTGAATGCGCCTCTTGAGCCCTTCTCCAAGATGAAGTTTATTCAGCTCCGTTCTCCGTCTTTCGATGGAGTCCATGAGCGATATCATCTTGGAAACATCCCCAATAAAAGGAAGCCACCCGAATTGCAAAGCCAAGTTGGCTATGGCAAGCTGTTTCGCCCTCGAGAGGGGGACGTTAGGCTTGCCAGACCAGTTACGGTGAGGAGTATCTTTTCTCCTCGCTATAAGGTCGGTCAGCTTCTCGGGTGTGGTGCGAAGGTTACCCTTCGCTATGCGAGTAATGTAATCGCAAACTTCCATACCATGTTTTACCATTCCTGGTAAATCCCTTAACTCGCCTAAGAAGGCGGGTAATAGGACCTCGGGTCTAGACGGATTGGTGATCGCTAATGCGCGATTTACCTGGTCCAGATCAACGCCCGACATTGGTATATGGGATTCGTCCGGTGCAGCGGCATCAAAGCCCGCGGCCTGACATTTGTTAATTGTCAGGGCGAGGCCCCCAGTTCCAGCGACCCGCCATTGGTTAATGACGGCTCCAGAGACCTGGGAAGATGAGAGGAGAAAGTCGTGATCTTGTCCATAAGAACCGATATAATCGGTACAGGACTTAATCACCACAGGCTCAGAGGAGATCATCTCCACCCCAGAAAGGGTGTAGTACTTCCCTGAGAACTCTTTCCTCATGCTGCGATTACGGATGGGCATCAAACTGCTCATTTAAAGGGGTGACTTAATTGTCACGGGAGGTCCCGCGAGGCCCAGCACTATGCTGG